CGTTCGGCCAGTAGCTGCGGCAGTACTCGTAGTCGCGGCCGTAGATGAAAGTGCGAGTTGCATTGCCAGCACCGGTGCCGATGTTGATCGACACGACGTCGCGCCACCGATCCGGCTTGGCGTAGACCGACTGCCCGACGATGAGGTCGGACGTCACCACGTTGATGAAGCCCTGCACCTTCAGCTCGCGGGCGATGCGCCGCTCTGCGAGATTGATCAGGCGCGGGATTTGTTCGTAGACAACGGGGTCCGAGGCGAGGGTTGCGCCGCGCTCAAGGTAGCGTTGGACGTCCTGCTTCAGCGTCTCGAAGGTCATCGTGGTAGCCATAGCGAGCCCTTATATCACCTTTCGGCAGATTGCACAGCCCGTTGCCACGCGCTGATTGTCAAGCGGTGTTTCGTAGCACAGTCTGCGTACGCTGTCAGCAAGTCCAGTTCCCAAATAGATCGTTCGGGGTCTAGAAACGGCGACGGCAGTGGCGCCAGTACCGGACAGTCACTCGCCAAGTTCGCCGGAGGCGCTGGCATTGGCGTGATCAAGACGGCTCTCGAGCAGGCTGACAACACGAGCATCAGGCTCACAAGCAGGACTAGCAGCAGGCACCTCGCGGTAAATCGTACGGATTTCACGCTCGATGACGGAGCCCGTGTCATAGGTTGCAGCACGGGCCTCTTCATAGGTTGCGGCTTGTATTTCGACTTCATCTTGCATCTCCTGCTGTTGTTCGTCGGCCTGCTCCAGCGCCTTGGCTCGGGCGGCGTCGCACTGCCAGTCCCGCAGCTTGTAGCCGCCTGCAGCGCCAAGCAAGAGAGCGCCGCCGGCGATGTACACGAAGGCTGGATTAGGTAGCATCATCACCAGTTACCCCTTTGATCTTGCCCCACTCGCGCACCGCGAACGCGGCGGCGATAGCCGTCACGAGCAGCGACAGGCCCGTGAGGTCAGTCGGCATCTGGCCGTGGCGGAAGAGCATGTACACCGGCAGGATGACGCCGTGCACTCCCATCGTGCCAGCAAGCCAGATGCAGGTGACCGGCCGCCACCAGCGACGGATCACGGCGAGTGTTTTTGTCTCGATGCTCATGCGGCCATCTGCAGTGCGGCCTCCCGCACCTCCTTGATGCGCCGCATCCAGCCCTTGCCGAAGGTCGGGAAGGTGGACAGCTTCTTGTGGTAGGCCTCGCGCAGGTCTTGGTAGCGGTTGATGGCGTGCGGGAGCTTGTGCGCGGAGACGTACTGCTGCAGCTGGCGCAGGCTGTTCGGGCCGATCCTGCCGTCCGTGCCAGCGCCGGTCATGAGCTGCAGGTAGCGCGCCGCGCGGTTCGGGCCAGCATTGACGGCGAAGTCGAAGACGCAGAGATCGATGCCTGCAGGCAGGTCGTCGGCCTTCACCACATCCCAGTATTTGGCTTTGTACAGCGCTCGGACGTGCTGCGGCGTGAGGCCGCGCATGATGGCTTCCGAGACGGGGTGTCCGACCCAGTCCTCATAGACGCGCTTGGTGACGCCGAGATTGGTAATGCCGCCCGGATCGCGGGGGTGATTTACAAAGCCGCCTTCGTGCTTCAGCAGCTCCGCAAGGCAGCGGTCAAAGTTTCCGCGCATCTCACATCCCGATTTTGAGTTTGAGTGCGGCCCAAATAACGGCGGCGGCGGTCGAGATGCCTGCCAGCCACTTCACGAAGGCGACGACGCCGGATGCCGTCTGCCAAGCCTCAACGAGACCCTTGACGTCGGTGCTGAGTTGATCGACTTTCGCCTCAAGCGCCGAAATCTCGTGCCGAAGCAGGGCGTCGCGCAGATCGGCTTCGGTCTTCGGTGTCTCGCTCATTTGAGGTTCCGCAGCATGTAGATGGCCGTCAGCATGACGGCGGTGACTTCATCGATCTTGTTGGCCACGGCGCGGTTGCCTTGGCAGATTTTCTCGTGGTTCTTTTCGGTCCACTCGGCCGTCTCGTCGAGCAGCTCGAGCGTGGTGTTGGCTTCGGCGTCAACCTCTGGCACGTCGCCGATCAAGCCAAATGCGCCCTGATACGTCTCGACGAGGACGTCGATCGCGTCGATGACGTTGTCGTAAAACGCGCCGAGCGCTTGGTGCTTGGCATAGCTGCCTTCACCCTTCGCGCGCCAGTGCTCGAAGTGTGCCAAGTTGCGGGCGTAGAAAACGCGGCTGATGAGCTGTTCGATCAAGATACTCGTCCTTCAAAGGGCGTCAGCGTACAGCTCCGCGCTACATTGCTTACACGAAATGCGCGCCCCTGTTCAAGCGCAAAACAAGTCAACCGACCAACTCCGTTGCATCCGGCAGACCAAAGAACGCGCGGGCTTCGGCTTCGGTGTCGAACCAAGACCAACCATCGACCGGATAGGTGTGCTCTTCGTGCGTCTCGCGGCGCAATTCGTAGTTGGCATTGAGCACGAAGTTTGGGCCGTACAGCAGTTCGCCGTCCAGTTTGTAGAAGCCGCTTGTGTCTTCCATGTCGGTCATCCTGTTACCGTCCAGCCCTTAGCCGTAGCAATGGCAGGGTTGTCGCCGGTTGTGCCAAAGTTGCCTGTGACTGTTATGGTCTGGCCCGTGACTACTGGCAGGTTGGTGTAAATCTCGTCGAGCGCCGTTGAGGATAGCTTGCAGCTTGCCACCGAAAAGGTGAACCGGAAGTTCTTAGCCTCGATGCGGGCGAGATTAGCGCAACCGCTGAACATGGCGCTGAAGTTGCCGGATGATGTAACAGCCGTTGTGACGAGCGCGGGGACTGCTTGGAGAGCAGGGCAGTTGTTAAACGTGTTCTGCATAACAGTAACCGCAGCCGTATTGAACAGCGGGACTGTTTGGAGGCTGGTGGCATTTACAAACATCGAAAGCATAGAAGTGACGGCGACAGTGTTAAACAGCGGAACAGACTGAATAGCGGAGCAGCTTTGAAACATACTAGCCATGTTAGTGACCGAAACGGTGTTAAATAGCGGGACCGACTGTAGCGCCGTACAGCCAGTAAACATTTGGTTCATCGTGTTGACGATAGGCGTATTAAATAGCGGCACTGTTTGTAGGCTAGTGCATAGGGCAAACATACTTGCCATTGTGGTGACAAGAGTGGTGGTAAACAACGGCACCGAAAGCAGACTTGAACAGCCGTTAAACATGCCGCTCATGTTCGTAACCGCAGCCGTGTTGAACAGCGGCACCGTCTGAAGGCTGACACAAGAAACAAACATATTCTGTATATTCGTGGCGGCAACGGTGTTGAACAGCGGAACTGATTGCAAGCTAGTGCAAAAGTTAAACATCGCCGCCATGCTTGTAACCGCAGATGTGTCAAATAGCGGGACCGAACGCAGGCTGGTACAAGCGTTGAACATGTTACCCATATTCGTGATGGCAGTGGTGCTGGGCAGCGAAACCGACTGGAGCGCCGCGCAGTTTTGAAACATACTAGCGCAGCTTGTCATGCCGCCGAGGTTGGCAATACGGATGCGCTCGACCATACGCATACGGACGGTTTCTGTGGCTGTGCGGATGACAAGACCGGATGCGGTGAAGTTGGGAGAGCCGACTTCAATGTCGAGCCAACCCGTCTCGTAAGCCTGCAAGCCTGACGTCGTTTCTTTGACGTTGAGGTTAATTCCAGTCAACGTGCTTCGTGGCGTAACCGTGACGATTGCTTGTCGATAGGGCAGGAGCGAAGCAGTGCCAACTACGCCGAACGCAACAGCACTGCCGCCGGGGGTCGTGCTGACTTGAAAGCCGTTCGCTGTGGAATTGATGACGTAATACGTCTGGCCGGTAAACACGCCGGTCGATCCAACCACGTTCCAAAGCGTTACGGTATTGCCGTCGATGTAGCCGTGCGCCGTCCGCTCAACGATGTTGGTAGTATTGTTTAGAACGACCGGCGCTTCTGTGCCGATCAGAGCAGCAGTAGTGTAATCATACTGCTTCTCTGCTGTTTGACCGCTAGAGTAGTCAGTGGCAGTCCCATCACCCCAATCAACGTCAATCCTGCCGCCTGAACCAGTAACGCTGAATGCCGTAAAGTTTGACTGCGGCCACACAGCGATAAGCCCGCTGAACTTCTGCTCCGTGTCGCCAACGGGGGTGAGCGCCAACCACGATGGGTCGCGTATCCACGGGGTAACAGGGATCGGCTGCTGCGCTGGCAGATTGGTGTTGATCGTGTGGCGTGGCCCCATAGCCGCCGTTTGGACGGTGCGGAAGCTCATTACGTAATCTCTGAACCAAACAAGCTAAACGACGTGTTGGCCGTCCCAGCATAGACCGTTACCACATCTGTGGTAGCCAGCGTCACGCCAAGCGTCAGGAAGATCGTGTCATACTGATTCACAGCGTTGTCGTAGATGATGTAGTGCTGGTTCGCCAAGGTAGCGCCAGCAGGGCGGATTGCCACGCGGACGGTTGTGGTTGCGCCGCGATTGCAGATTGCCAGCGTCGAGCAGACAGCTGACGTGGACGCGGGCACGGTGTAGAGCGTGGTGTTGGTTACGGCAGAGGGTGCCGACTGCCCGAGCACTTTATA